GCCAACCGTATCGCCATTAGATAGGGTGACTGAGACTTGCTTGAACCAGGTAGCGCCTTCTGGTGGGCCAGAGAAGTTACCCTTGCCGTGGTCTAAGCGAACTAAGAACCTGCCCTCTTCCTCATAATTAATGCCTAACTTGTCGGCAGTTTTGGGAGACATACGAGCCAAGGTAGTGGCAATTCGACACGCGTCTTTAAGGGAAGATGCGCCACGGCCTGACTCAACATCGCCAGCGTGTGTCTCTGAATCGGTCTTCGCACCGCCCTTCTTTGTATGATGCACAACCTCGATAGCTGCGCCAGTCTCTTTAGCGATGTGCTTGAGGACGTTGGCTACCTGCTGGATTGCACCATTATCATTCTCTTCCGTGTCATGCACTGTGATGAACGGGTCGAAGACAATGTAGTCTATGCCCTTAGCTAAAGCCTCAGCGATGATCTTCTCAGCGTTCGGGTGCGCGATGACGCCATCTGGGCCTTCGTGCGCGACGATGTAAGGGTTGCCGTAACCGCAGGTAAGGAAAAGGTTTTCCTTGAGGGTTTGCCAAGGGATACCGTGATGAATAGCGATACCCGCTAAGCGTCGAAGCTGCTCGTCGGTGTCGTCCTCATTATTGATGAGCCAGACTTTGCCTTGCTTGTGTACCGTCTCACCAGTGAGGGATCTGCCAGTAGCGATAGACGCTGCGGTAATCATGGAGAACATGGATTTAGACACACCACCTGGCGCGAACATGGCCGTGATGTAACCGGCTAAGAGACGATTGCCTAACACCCACTTACGTTCTGGGACTGCAAGGTTTTCGAGGTCTAAATCTGGAAGCGTTGAGGCTTCAAGCGAAGTGGCTTGATCTATAGCGACTTGCTGCTGGTCTTCTTTGATACGGGTTTGCGAGGTAGCGATAATGGTACGCATGGTGACAACAGCGTCATCTCTTAGCGTAGAGAATGACGCCCACTTAGATTCAAGTAACTCATGGCCATCGAAAGAAGAGGCGTTAGAGGACCATTCAAGCCAGTGCGTTAACCCATCGTAACCGCCATCGAACTCATGGTGTAACGCCTGACCAACTAAGAGCCATTCGTCGTATGGCTCTGGGTCCATTAGTGATAGGTGACGTTTTAACTCTTTGGTTGAGATGCCCGTGGGTTGGCGCATGTTCTCGAAATTCAAGACGTTATCTTGGTTAGCTGCGGGGTGCTGAGTTAAAGCTGAGCCAGTTGAGCTTCGATCCCACTTTAAAGGTGCTGATTTATCAAAGAAATTAAACAGGTCAGTTATTTGATCTGCATTAATAGTAGGTAAATTGTCTACTGGCACAGTATAAGGACAGGCTTTAGGCCATCGGTACTCTTGCTGAGTTTCTGGGTGGATACCGTAAGCGACAAGCTGCTGCCCTTTCCCTAAGACTTCAATACAATTAGTGTTGCCTTCATCATCGGTAAACTTAGCCGACACAGATTTAGACATAGGTGTGTCTGTACGATATAAAAGAAGAGCCTTGGGGGCTTTACCAATACGGCCTAAGCCTTTACCGATGTGCTTATTGCAATACTTCACAATGGTATTGGTAGTGTCTTTATCGTAGCAGTCGATGTCTATAGCAACTACTTCGCCAGTAGTTATACCTATCGAGGCGTCTGCGTCCCAAGTTTCGATTAACTCTTGAGTGGATTTAATTCTTGACCAGTTTGAAAGCGCTGGCCGCTTGGTTCCTTTAGCTACAGGTATTATGTTGTAGCCGTTGTCGATTAGCATGGGGCCGAAGTCGGCCATAAAGTCAGTCATCACAGTCTTGTCCTCAGTGATTTAAGCGTATAGGTCCGGGCGTAACTCCTGACGGCGAACCCGTCCCTTCAGCGCTATTTCAATATGAACAGCGCGTTTTGCTGGCAAACCCTTCTTTGTCCAGTTATCGACAGCTTGTCTTGAGGGGGAGTCCGGCATAAGTCTAGCGAGTGCTGAAATCCCACCCGCCTCGTCGATTGCTAAACGAAGAGTGGCGAGCATGAGGTTTTTTTGAGTCTGGTTCACGTCAAGTCCTTGATATTTAAATGTATGGTGGGTTAGTCAGCATCAGATACTGAGATTGACAAAAGCTTTTGTCAAGTAAATGTTCCCCATATTATGTAATGAGTGTCAATAAACAGTTGACCGTGTCAATCAACAGTTGCATACTGCCAGAGAGGCATCACGGGCCTATGACAATGAGTTGTTAACCTGGAAGGACAATTAGTGTCTCGTAAACAAAGGAAATATAAATGATTAATGTAAATACAGTAGGTCGAACACTCCACCCGCCGCCGCCGAAAGCTATGAAGGTGGCGTATATCATTAGTAAGCTACGCCATCGCTACATGGCGTGGATGGAGTGTGCCGAATGGCCGCTGTATTACTCCTTGGTAGATCACATGGAAAATACCACACCTTTATACATAGCAAATAAGCCTGATTTTGCAGGGTCTGAGTTAAATTTCGGCGCATTCGCAAGAAACAAAGGTGAAACAACACAAGGGCAACCAGAAGAGACACCCAATGTTAACAACTGATTCTTTAAACACTCCTACGCGGATTCGTTTAGCGATGACCGCTTTAAAATTAAACCAATCGGACCTTGCGGATAAGATGAGCGTTACACGCGCATCGGTATCGTCTTGGTTAAATAGGGATATAGACCGACGGACAGCGATTAGTGCCTCTGCCTTAGAAACAATGGCGGGGGTTCTCCGCGTCACCCCAGACTGGATAGTCGGCGTGTCTGAAACAGGAGGCCCAGATATGGACCTTTCACTAAAAGAAGAATTACGGCATGAATTAGAATACCTTCCGACGAAAGAACAGTTTTTAAAACAAATCAGAACTTTTGTTGATGAAGAAGCCGCAGATTTCCTAGCTGTCGGGTTTGATGATTGCTCTATAGGCTATATGGGGGAAGGGTTTAGTAGCAGTTCCCTTGAATTTGATTATGTTAATGGCAGCCTTGTTCTAGCTTTGGATATATCTAAAAAGACAACGCGCACTTTAGATACGTTAACTGAACTTGTCTGGCCTTTGTTTATAGCCAAGAAAATAGATGAGATTAACGGTAAGAAACATAGGCGTTACCAACTTATGCTGATTAACCCTCCACTGGTTAATTTTGATGTTTATAGTACGTTTGCATACCAGTCACGGATGATGGGGGTCCAGGTGGGGATAAGAGATAGTGCGGACGCGAAAGAAATATCAAATCTAATCGCTGATCCTCACTTTGAAGACGGGATACAACGCTGGCCGAAAGACATAGTAGACGCTGTGGAAAAAGCTAGAAACGGATAACTCGATACCCAAGCAACTATATGTTGCAGCTTAAAAAACCCGCCTTAGTGCGGGTTTTTTATTGGTCAACATTTAATTTACAAATATACTGTTATTCTGGTTGACACCTATTATGTATATCTATATATTGGTGAGACTATCTGGACAAGAGATAGATTGTAAGCCGGACAAGGGCTTGTATTAAACAGCATAATAGGAGATGACCATGTCATTAAACCCACCAAGTATCGCTAGTAATCCGTCAATTGGATTAACCCAGAAATTTATTGACGATGATTCGATGAATGAAATTCAGAGTGAAAGATTTGAATATAAGCTTTTCAATGGCGAAAGCTTTATTGCTCGCGGCAAGTCAATAGATATTGATACTGTAATTTCTGACGTATTAAAAGACGAATGTGTTTTGTCAGAACTTTACGAACTGTTTTCAAACGACAAAATGGTTGATTTGGTCAAGAACGTTAAGAATCTGAAGGATTACTTTCAAGATCATATGGATGGAAGTACAGCCGTTTTGATGGCTGCTGCCGAATCTGGCGAATTAGAGTAGGAATTGGTTGCCCCAGTAGCGCGGACAAGGCGCACTGGGACAGTAGCCACACACTTTGCTAACCCACCATAGGAGAACCAGTTATGTCACTGGAAAATAGTATAACCGACCTCAACGCGTCCGTACAGACGCTTATTCAAGTAATGAGCGCCCAAAACGCCCACGTACAGACGCTTATTCAAGTAATGAGCGCCCAAAACGCCCACACACCAACACCTGTATCAGTTAAACAAGGGAAACCTTCCCCTGCAAAGACAGTCGAACTTATCACCCCAGTCGCACTAGCGGAATCTGACGCTAACTTTCCATCGTTAGAAGTAGTTATCGACGAGATGCGAGGAATAACTGACCGTCCTATTTTAGATAAACTAATGATTGCTTTTAATAGTAAGCGAGCTAGTGATATTCCGGAAGATCGACGTTCTGCCTTTATTGAAGCTATCCATGTGGAACTTCAGCAGGGGGCAGCATGAACAGCGACTGGATGTATGATTCAGACGAAACTCAAATTGCTGCAAGCAAAGCACTTCTTACTTTTATGAAAGACCATGAAGACGCGGGCAAGATGGCTATTGTCAGCTTGTCTAGGGCTTTCGGTATGTCTCTAGTTATGACCACTGTGCCGGATCAAAGAGATATGGCGCTAAGCGTCGTAGTTAGAGAGTTGTGCCAAGCCTTTGCGCTATCGTTGGAGTTTGAAGATGAATCAAATGAAGCTAGTTGAAAACCATGAGCAACGCGCTCACGCCAGGCTGTCGCCTTCATCGGCGCACCGCTGGCTGCGATGCCCTGCTTCGATTGAAGCTTGTCGTGACATTAAAGACACGTCGAGCATTCATGCTGAAGAAGGCACTGCTGCCCACGAATTGGCTGAGACTGTGCTGCGTAACCCAGAAACCAATGCTGCTCATTACACCGGCAATGTCTTCAACGGCTTTACTGTCGATGATGAGATGGCCATGTTCGTACAGCAATACGTTGATCGCATCCATTCACTGGAAGGCAATCTGGATATTGAAGTACGCCTTGATCTTCGTGCGTATGCGAAAGATTCATTCGGTACTGCTGACGCCGTCACGCTCGACGCCAAGAACAAGCGCCTGTATGTAGGAGACTTGAAGTACGGCAAAGGTGTGAAGGTAGAAGCTGAAGGCAATGAACAGGCGATGATGTACGCTCTTGGCGCATTAGCTGAGTACGACATCTATACAGAGATTGATGAGATTGTAATTGGTATTTACCAGCCACGATTGAATCACTTTCCTGAGTGGATTATTAATCGCACCGAGTTACTGGCCTTTGGCGAGACTGTAAAGGTTGCAGCCGCTGCTGCATTAAAGCCTAACGCTGCGTTTAACGCTGGCGAGAAGCAATGCAGTTGGTGTTTGAATAAAGGTAACTGCCGCGCTTTGGCCGACCACCAGCACCAGTTAATAGGTAGTCAGTTCGACAATCTCGACATCATCGAGAAAGTTGATACGCTCACTTTGGCTGAGATTGGCGAGAAGATCCTACCGAATCTAAAGTTACTTGAGCAGTGGACTAAGGCTGTTCAACACCGTGCGTATGAAGCGCTTGAGGCTGGGCATGATGTGCCAGGTTACAAGATGGTCGAGGGGCGTTCATTGCGCCGCTGGGCTGATGAAAAAGAAGTATCAGACAAACTGTCCGCATCCTTGGACGAGGACGATGTCTGGCAGCGCAAGCTAATCACCGTGGCGCAAGCCGAGAAGTTGATTGGCAAGAAAGAATTTGCTGAGTTGTTTGCGGATGACGTGAGCCGCCCAGCAGGTAAACCCACCATCGCACCAGAGTCGGACAAGCGCCCCACGCTTACCCCAGCTTTAGAGTTCGATGTAATTAGTAGCTAACCCACCGTTTAAAAACGATTAGGAGTTTCGACCATGCAAGTACAAAACGTAAGAATTAGTTTTCCGAATATCTTTCAAGCTTCAGCATTTTCTGAGGGGCAAACCAAGAAGTTTTCAGCAACCTTTATTATGGATGACGATCATCCTCAAATGGCAGAGCTGAAGAGCGCCGTAGAGAAGATTGCGAAGGATAAGTGGGATAAGAAGATCCCTTCATCACTGAAGTTACCACTACGAAATGGTGACGAGAAAGACCTAGATGGTTTTGGGGAAGGTACGTTCTTCTTTAACGCCAGTAACACTAAACGCCCAACATTAGTTGATAAGGACCGCTCGCCACTCATCGAAGATGACGGCAAGCCCTACGCTGGATGCTATGTCAACGCGATAATTAAACCTTGGGCGCAAGATAATGCCTACGGCAAACGTATTAACTTCTCGTTGGAAGGTATTCAGTTTGTTCGGGATGGCGACGCCTTTGGCGGGGCTGCTGGTGTAGCAGACGCTAATGACTTCGACATCGTAGACGAAGATGAATCAATGTTTAGTTAAGACCGAGTTCGGGTGCGGCGTTTTCTCCTTGCGACGCACTCAACACGGGGCGCTCATTTTCTCCTGAGTGAGCGCCCCACCCCACTAACACACCCCTTAAATGGGGTTTTCCGGTATCAAAATAAGTAGGGAGATTGCCATGCCAACAGGTGTGTACATAAGGAAACCCAAAGGATTTGTCGACAAGTCAGCAGGGCCAGATGCATGCTGGCCTTGGACCGGCTGCTTAAATCAAGACGGCTATGGTGAAGCATGGTTTAACGGGAGACAAATAGGAGCGCACAGATGGAGCTACGAGCAAGAATGTGGACCCGTCCCAGAAGGGCTACATCTCAGCCATTTGTGCCGAAACCCAACGTGCGTTAATCCAAAACACTTGGAGCCTTTGAGTCCCAGAGAAAGCGTTAGACGTGGTAAAAGTACAATATTAACAATAGAACAAGTGAGGGAGATTAAAGCGGCTGGGGTTAACCGAGTCCGTGGTGATGGTTTGATGGTGGCTAGAGCTTATGGGGTATGCGGCGGAACTATTAGCGACATCTGGTGTGGCAAAACATGGAAAGAAGTGAGGCCACCAGCATGACCGCGCAAAGCAAAATGCTATATCTAGACACGGAAACCTACTCCGAGTGCGAGTTGAAGAAGTGCGGTGGCTATCGTTACGCCCAAGACCCAACCACGCGTGTCACTTTGTTTGGATACGCGATTGATGATGCTCCTGCGAAAGTGTGGGATGTTACCACCGGCACACCGATGCCAACCGATTTACGTGAAGCGCTAGACGATGACAACCGTCTTGTTCTGGCCCACAACAGTATGTTTGACAGACCTGTCATGCAACACACCCTCGATATTAAATTGCCTATGCACCGCTGGCGCGACAGCATGGTCAAAGCTTATACGCTGGGATTGCCAGGCTCGCTTGCCCAGTTGGGCCAAGCACTGGGGCTGTCTGACGACGAAGCCAAGATGTCTGACGGCCACAAACTGGTAATGAAGTTCTGTAAGCCAGCACCAGTCAACCACAAAGCCTTTAAGTACGACGCGACAACTCACCCCGCAGAGTGGCTACGCTTTATTGAATACTGCGGTCAAGACGTTGAGGCCATGCGCACCATCTGGAAGCTCATGCCCGACATCAATGATCTGGACCATGAGATGGACCTATGGCATTTGGATCAAGAAATTAATGATCGTGGTATGCCGATTGATTTAGACACAGTCGCTCTAGCAATTCAGCGGGTAGCAGCAGAAAAAGAACAGTTAACCGCACAACTGGTGAAACTGACCAACGGCTTACTCGCTAACAGCGCAGCAGTCACAAAGCTGGTTAACTACCTGCAAGAACATGAAGGGCTTACGATGCCCTCACTGGCCAAGGCCGACGTTGCTGCCGTGCTACTGCGAGACGACATCTCACCTCGCGCTAGACGCTTATTGCAAATCCGACAGCAAGCCGACAAGACCAGTGTTAAGAAGTACAGCACACTGGCAATGGGTACGTGCGTGGACGGGCGACTACGCGGAACCTTACAGTTCTACGGCGCGAACCGCACTGGCCGATGGGCTGGCCGTCTATTCCAGCCTCAGAACCTAGCCCGCCCTACTATCAGCGATCTTGATGTTGGCGTTGCTCATATTCACAACAACACGCTCGACCTAGCCTATGACCACCCAATGGAAGCGTTATCAAGCTGCGTTAGGGCGATGATCTGCGCACCCAAGGGAATGAAGCTGGTGGTGACTGACTTAGCCAGTATCGAAGCTCGCGTCTTACCCTGGCTGGCTGGTGATGAAAAGACACTCGACGTGTTTCGCTCCGGCAAAGACATTTACAAGCACACGGCTTCTGGAATCTACAACAAAGATTATTCAGAAATAGATAGTGATATGCGCTTTGTGGGCAAAGTTGCAACGCTTGCTCTTGGCTTCCAAGGTGGCGTCAATGCGTTTATGTCAATGGGCAAAAACTACGGCGTAGACATCGACGAGACGTTAGCGACTGAGACGGTACGCAACTACCGCAGAGCCAACAAGCGGATCGTCGGTCTGTGGCGTGAGATGAACGACGGTGTGATGGATGTTGTTGATCGTACACTAATGCTCAAAACCGTAGGCAAGTTACTGATTAACATTGAAGATGACTGGCTTACAGTGCGCCTACCTTCTGGCCGCAAGTTGGCTTACTACAAGCCCATGACTGAAGTGCATGAGAACAGTGGGAACATGAAGACCACTTTTATGGGGATTGGATTTTCTCGTAAGTTTATGCGCATTGATACATACGGCGGCAAGATTGTAGAGAATGTCACCCAAGCGGTTGCCCGCGATGTACTGGCTGCAAACCTTAGCGTGATCGAAGCTGCTGGCTACGAGATAGTCGCTACCATTCACGACGAAGTGGTGACGCTATGCCCTGACGAAGAACAGTATAGCGCCCCCGCATTATCTGCACTACTTTCCACATCACCTAGTTGGGCTGACGGCCTACCCTTAGACGCCAAAGGCTTTGAAGGAATGAGATATTCAAAATGACATTAAAAGAAAAGCTAGCCAAATCTAAATTGGTTAATAAGTACAAAATTGAGCGTGACTTTTACCTTGCAGCAGGGAAAGTAAACGCTAATTTCACAGGCTTTTACACTGGAAAAGCCAAAGAATTTCAAGCAAAGATAGATGCACTTAACGAACAAGGAGAATCAACATGATAGCTAGTCTAATTCAATCCGTAATGGTGATGTGGATAGTCATATCATGGATAACCCATGTTCTGACCTGCTTTACCGAAGAAGCCTGGGGCTTCCTAATCGCCGGAGCCATTATGTTTCCAATAGCTTGGGCGCATGGAACTTGGTTGTGGTTTCAATAGCCCATTAGTAAACAAGAAGGAAAACCAGCATGATCTTAGAACGAGACATCGAACGCTACCTAGTTAAGCGCGTCAAGGACGTTGGAGGCGTTGCGTATAAATTTACATCGCCTTCCCGCCGTGGTGTACCCGACCGGCTTTGTGTATTCCCAGATGGAGTCTCTGTATTTATTGAGTGCAAAGCGCCCAAGAAGAAACCATCAGTGCTTCAAGAGCATGAAATTGATCGGCTAAGAAACCTTGGTCAAAAAGTGTTCGTGGTTGACTCTAAACAGTTGGTCGATGACATTGTGGGGAGTGTATGAAATTCATCGCGCACGACTACCAGAACGCAGCGATAGACTTTATCAAAGAGAAGCGCAACTGCGCACTCTTTCTTGAGATGGGACTGGGTAAGACAGTTACAACTTTGACCGCGCTTCAAGACCTTCATCGTGATTACGAAGCGAGCCGGATTCTGATTGTCGCACCCCTGCGTGTTGCTAACATGGTATGGCAGCAAGAGATTGAGAAGTGGGATCACATCAATCTTACCAGCGCCTTGCTCACTGGGCCAGTCGCTAAAAGAGCATCCGCTGCACAGGGAACTGAGGATATTCACATCATCAACTACGAGAACTTAGTATGGTTGATTACCGCCTATGGCAAGAAGTGGCCCTATGAGACTGTAGTGTTCGATGAACTATCAAAACTCAAAGCTCCAAGCTCAAAGCGATTTAAAGCCCTCAAACGTCTGCGCCCAAATATCACTCAAGTCATCGGCCTTACAGGCACACCAGCCAGCAACGGCCTGATTGATCTGTGGAGTCAGATTTATCTGCTCGATCAAGGCTTACGATTAGGTAAGACCTTTTCTGCGTTTAAGAACCGCTGGTTCACTGTCGATTACTTCGGCCATAAGTGGACCCCCAAAGATACCGCTGACTCTCAGATCCACAAAGCGATTGATGATGTTGTTATCAGCATGAGTTCTGAAGATTACCTGACTCTCCCAGAATACTTATCAGTAACAGAACCGGTGCAGCTACCCAAAGGTGTTAGGACACGCTACGACACACTGCAAGACGATATGTTTATTCAATTCGATTCCGGCGATGTCACTGCGGTTAACGCTGCCGTGCTGTCTAGTAAATGTATGCAGCTTACTAACGGCGCCCTTTACTTAGACGAACAGAACGGCGCATGGGAACAGATACATGACGCCAAGCTGGATGCCTTAGAAGAGATTATTGATCTAGCTTGCGAGCCAGTGCTTGTGGCATACAACTTTCAAAGCGACCTTGCCAGACTCAAGGAACGCTTTCCTAACGCTGTTCAAGTGGACAGCAAAGGTGAGGCTGTAGATCGCTGGAACAAGGGTGAGATCGCTATTCTACTAGCTCACCCTGCATCCGCAGGACACGGCCTTAATCTTCAAGCTGGTGGAAGCCGGATCGTTTGGTTCGGCCTCAACTGGTCGCTAGAGTTATACGAACAATTTAATGCCCGACTCTACCGCCAAGGGCAAACCAAACCCGTAACAGTCCACCACCTCGTCGTGCCTGACAGCGTTGACGAGATAGTGATTGACCGATTAATTAATAAAAAGACCGTGCAAGACGCACTAAAAGACGCATTGAAGTACAGGAGTAGTAATGAAAGCAATCAAAGCAATCAAAGAATGGTTTCTTAAACAATACCGAAAGTTAACCCAGACCTGGCGCCGTCGTAAGAATGGCGTAATTGGCGAGACAATCGAATAACCCACCATAGGAGAATTAAGATGGAATCTATGACAAAGATTGAACCCATAATTGACAACCCAGATTTAGTTTTATCGCCGCCGCACTATGCAACTGGGGAGATTGAAACGATTGACTACATTCGTGACTGCCTATCCAAAGATGAAATGCGCGGGTACTGCTGGGGGAACGTCATTAAGTACACAAGTAGATGGACCCGAAAAGATCAGATACAAGACCTAAATAAAGCAAAGGTCTACATAGACTGGATGATCGAGAACGAAAATAAGGGCCACAAATTGTGAAAATGAACATGGTTAAAAAGAAAAGACCCTACTTAGCTGACCCTAGATTTAAAGGGGGCAACCTTATTGGACGACTTACTATCATTAACTACGTGGGCCGCGAGCATAACCCATCCGGTGAACCTGGCTTACAACATTTGTATGAAGTTGAATGCGAGTGCGGCGATGAAAGTAAATGGTTTCAAATTGACTTACTCCGCAAGCGAGTAGGTGTTACTGAGTGCAATGAATGCCGCATAGCTCGTAACTTAAAACGTAAAGAAGATCGCAAGAAAGCCCCCCTTTCCACTGGAAGTATAACGCCTAGAAACGTTCTGTCCAGAGCGTGGAAATGACCTGCTCTGAGCTTCCGATATTGTCATCAGACCAGTTGGTATTAGTTAGAAGGCTTACTGACAAACTAACGGCTAGGCAGAAGTCGGCCAAGGTAGACAGGATGCGGGCTATTGAAGCCCAGCAGAATCGAAAAAAAGCGGAAGCATTATTGTGAAAGCCAAGATCCATATTAACCAGCACGTCATTCGTAGTAACCGCAAAAATGGTGAAAACCATCCGTGCATTACAGTGAAGACATACAAGTCGAACAGCTACTGCCATGAGGTCCAGTTAAACGGACCAAGCAAAGTGGTGTATAGCTTAGACAAGCCTTTGTCTTGCGGCGCACACGTTTGGATAGAGGCTGACTTTGACGACTTGGTAATGGTGCAAAAATGATGACGCCTAACTACCGACGAATTATGACTATGGTTGTGGAAGATGGTGTAAAGAAAGGATTGTACTCTTTAAAGAGCGCGGACCTAGACAGTCTTAGTGAGGATGAGTTGATCGTCACGCTGACTAATTATGTGATCGAAGAAATACATGAATGGTTTAGCTTAGGAGAAAATAATGAGTAAAAGAAAGACACACACCAAACAACGCCGCCTAAACCGATTAGGTAGCGCCATATTAAAAGACTGCGCCATTAGCTTTATAGCTGGAACAGATAGAACCTGTAGCTTAATTAACGTTAAAACAAAGCGTTCGTTTAACCCTGGCCCTGCACTTGCTCAAACGATTGAGACTGGACGCTACTCATGGTCAATCATCTGCGCAGTATTTTGCCGTGACCAAAATGGTAGCGAGTACATGAAGAGTATTGTCATCGAGACAACCGAACCAAGACAACAAAAAGAACTGCTTGATCCATTGCATGAGAACCATTTAGCTTTACTGTCTGAGTGCAATGAATCTCATTTGGTTAATGTTGGATGGCTCGCGTCTCCAGCATCCAGAGAGTGGACGGAGAAGCTAGCTGGTGACATCTTTTCTAAGCTCAACGCTTGGGATTCACTAGCGACGTGGGAGACTGCGGCGTGAAGAACTGGACCTACAACCAGATAAAACTACTGCGGGAACAGTACGGCAAGCTCCCCGTGGTTGCGCTGTGTTTACTCATTGGTAAGTCTGCACCCGCCGTAAGGATTAAGGCTCACCGCATGGGATTAAAATCTAATCTGAAGCACAAAATAGAGCTTCCAGTTAATACCATTATTAACTTTAACGCTAGGGGTATGCCCCGCACAAAGATCAGCCGCTTGGTTGGTTGCAGCTATAGTGGTGTTCGATACGCTTTAAAGAACCATTACATCGGGAGAGATAGAGAATGATCACTGAAGCTTTATTCTGTCTAGCATTAAACGTTTATCACGAAGCTAGATCACAGCCGTTAATCGAGCAAGTCGCAGTAGCTCAGGTGGTGCTTAATCGTGTTAGCTCACAGCACTACCCAGACAGTGTGTGTGGTGTTGTTTACGAGAATCACGTTCCAAACCGGCTACACAAATGTCAATTTTCTTGGTTTTGCGATGGCCAGTCTGACACTCCAAGAGACGCTGCGGCTTGGGTAGAAGCGAATCAAGTAGCAAGTCTAGTGTTAACCCCAGACTTCCCTGATCTAGTGGATGGGGCTACTCACTACCATGCAGACTACGTTAGCCCTTATTGGGCCAGCACACAAACTCAAGTTGCCCAGATTGGGCGCCACATTTTCTACCAGTAGAACACATTGAGATATATAGGAAGAAACAATGACTAGCAAAACAGAATTAATGTTAATGCTTCGGTACGATGGGTCGCCAACCATACTACTTGACGAGTGCTTAGAGCATTTGGGGTACAGCAAGGTTGAAGCTAACCGAAACGCTGGGCTTAATCGCTTACCAATCCCAACCTTTAGATTAAGAGATTCCCAAAAGTCCCCTAGAATGGTTCACTTAAAAGATTTAGCTGAGCATATTGACAGCCAACACGCTCTGGCTTTGAAGGACTGGCGACGAATGAATGGTTAAGGATCAACTATCTCATTAAACCAAGACCAGTTTTCGTACTTGTCAATATATCCAAGCTCAGTAACATGGGTATACCTTTTAAGCGTATCCCACTTTTCGTGTAGAGATATACTAGCCACGTCTTGGATTGATTTCTGCAATTCAAAATGGTGGCTTATCCCTTCGTGACGCATATCATGCAACCTCAAATCCGTAACCCTCGCCCAGCTCCTAGCCTTTTGCCATGTAGACCCAACAGAGTGCGAGTTAAAAGGGAATATGCGAGGCTCACCCTCAACCTTGGGCATAGATAGAATAATCGCTATGGACCTATCACATAACGACGCCCACTTATGGTTTCCCTTTTTGTGACGGGGGTGTTTTGCATCTCTAACCAGTACCCTCTTCTTTTCTAGGTCCAGATCTGGCCATTCGATTCGACACGTTTCAGAAATCCTGCGAGTGCTAAATATCTGAAAAGGAATAAGCTTCTTCATGGGTATCATGTTCGGAGGAAGTTTTGTGCGTATAAGATAAGGACGACCTTCCTCAGTAAAGTACGCTAGACATTTATCTAACTCTTCAAGCGTGGGGCGTCTTTCTTTACTTTCTGATTTAGAAATGAGGCCAAGCCGACCCCCTAAATATTTAACGTCATTAATAAACTCTGAAGAAGTATCAAGCTTCCAAACAATTCTTGCGTAGTCCATCGCAGTTTTAATATATGAAAGGTCCGACCCTACTGTTGACGGGACAACAACTTTTGCCCTGGCTTTTATGTACGCCATTAAATCGTCAGTCCCTAGTTCTTCGATAGGAATATCTTTTAACAGTTCATCTTTAGCCATGTACAACGTGCATTGTTTTTTAGTTGGGCCAATCCCGTTAGGAGTATCTTCCAGTTCTGCAACGTAATCGACTAACGCTTTCCCCATTAAAAGCCCGCTTCTTTTAGACTTCAACCACGGCTTTGTTTTTCGGGCATTAGCTTCGGCTTTAATTGCCCACTCGTTAGCAAGCTTCTTTTTGGCAAACGTTTTCGACTTGTTGTAAACTACAACCCCATCTTCTGAAACCTTTGCAGTTCCCCTATAAGATGTAGTGCCTACTTTATTTTTGATGGTGGTTACTTGCGACATACGATCCTCCCTGAGTTGATACATGGTTGATACACGAAATTATGTATCAATCTTGTAGCATAATAACCCCAAGAAGTAACAATAATCAACAGAAAAGAACAATTATACTAACATGACAGCCCTCCAAGATACTCAAATAAACCCATTAAAATCAAGCCCTTACCTATCAAGACGCTTCTGTGTGGCGCCCATGATTGATGGGTGGTACACAGATTGAAAACCACACAGCGCAAGGCATTCAAACCTTTGACTTATTTAAGTATCAATAAAGTAGCAATCAGTGCTTTGTGGAGGCCATCTTTGGAGTTAGTTATTTCTCTCATGCCTTTCTATCGCTCTGCGGTAGAATGAAACAAACGTGGTCCTTCTTTTTCTAATGTCTCGATCAACACCATTTATTCGGGCCTTATTTCTTTCAGCACTCAGCCCCTCTTCGTTAAGCTCATAGTCTGCCTTTCTCGCTCTCTCACTTGTAATAAAATTATTAGCAGCATTAACTTGTCGAACTAGATCAATCAAGTGTCCTTCTGACTTTAAAACTTTATCCATAGCAGCTTCAGCTTCCAACTCATTATCGCTGGAGTTTTTCGCTGCATCAAAAGCTCGCTGGGCGTAGGTCACGTCAGTAGTCGCCTTGTAGTAATTATCTACATCGGATCTATCACCTACTTGGCCAAGGAACTTACGAATCCAAGGGTAGTCCCTAAGCTCAGTCTCTTGGGAGGTAACGACCATTGCTGGGGTAGACACCATATCTTTAGCAAAACGTCCCGCACCACCAACGAAGAAACTATTGTAGTGTTCTATAGCTTCTGGAGATACGCTTAATGCACCAGGTCTTATGTCAGTTCCACCAGATATGTTGTTTAACATGGAAGATATTGACTTAATATATTCCGGCGTTGATTTCCAGAACATCATGCTATCAGGCTTAGGAGGCCCGAAGGGTATTTGCTCTGGCTGAATAGGCGAGCCAGCAAAGTTTTCATTTGTAGCTTGTTGGACAAGTGGATCTAATAGCGTAGGGGAAAAAGCTTGTAGAACAGAAGCGTCACTGCCTACTGGGTTAAATCCGTGTACTAACGCACCCCATATTCGGGTTAGTCCAACCCCAGCGTCGAGTCCATCATAGTCTCTATTACCAAGTAATTGAGACGCGGCTGCTCCGGTCACTTGGGCCGCAACGTTTATCACATTGTATCCGTATGGGACGGGTATCTTAATGTACAATCTTTTTGCAGCGTCATTACTGTCTCCAAAATCTGGAAGTAAGAACACCCAGTTATTATTCCTAATGTATAGTGGAATTTTACTGTAAACAGACTGCCCATCTTCATCTTCGCCACCGAGTAAGCGGTTCATCATTTCGAGCGCGACTTGCATCCCGAACACGGCCATCATCGCTTTTCTAACAGCCTTATGCTGCGCCGCTTGGATGATTGCTGCGTTACCCTGCATACTCGCGTTAAAGAAAACGTAAAGTGATCCAGCGAGCAGAGCCTTGTCACCTCTTCGGTTAAAGTTAACAGTTAAGTTTTTAGCCGCAATGGACGCTTTCTGTATGCTGTAACCAGCTTTGCGAAGCTCAATGTATGTGGATAAACGCACACCGTTTTCATAAGCAGTGTTCATATCAGATATATATTCAACAACGTTATACGCAAAATCTAATGACGCGTAGTTTCTTCGTTTCATCATCATATCAAGCTGACGGCCACGGGACGCCATCGACTCGTAGTTATCAAGCCATCCAGTCTGTGCGCCATTCTTATAGAACTCGTCGTACCAACGCGCAGTCTCTCCATCCCTGCGGCCTTTTTGATAATCCCTTATACCTTTAATAGATTTTCTAACGTTCTTAGATATTCGCCCAACCATAGCGTTATCAACGTCGTCATACTGGTACACATTTATTAACGCGGTCTGTATGTCTCTTGCCAAGTTCGTAGGCATAAACTCCAGATTGTACTGCGTGTTAATCATAGAAACGTAGCGGTTAAACTTCAGACCAGCTTGCGTAATCATATTGACTTGCTGGGCGTTAATGTTATTCATTGATCCAGCAAGCATCATCGCATGGTCATTAGATTGTTCAAACACAATCAGATGTTCTTCTCCCGCGACTCTCACACCTACAACGTGCTTAGAGTTACCCTTGTTTGGAACTTCCTTGAGCTTGAATAAATCTGTGACAGGATCTAGTACCTTCTCTTCAGTAGTTTTATCAATAACCCAAAAGTCAGGGTTAGGGTTTTGCTCGACTAGCTTCAGCATTACCCGCTTTAGAACGTTAGCCTCACCACGAATAATCGTTTGTTCGTGCTGAACAATAAGGTTAATCAAGACGTTATCAGCCCTAGAACTGCGCCCAAATCTTGATTCGTCTTTTGACTTCTTCATCTTTTCCTTACCTTCTGGGTCCATTGGATCTCCCAGAAGTGGAACGTACACGTCGTACTGGTCACGATAGCCTTGAACTGTAGCCTCGCTAAGCAATCCAGTCTCTACTAATATTTGACGGGTGCGCTCGATGACTCTATCCGTAGTAGCCGCAATACCGTTTAAGATATCCATCTTACCGGCGGCTTTAAAGTCGGCCATTATCTTGGCGGCATCTACATCGCTCATACCAGATTTAGACTCGTTGTCTTCAAAGGCAGCGTTTCTGCGTTTCATCTCAGCGTTAGCTTCTGGCGCATGGCGAGCGTACAAAAAGTTTCCAACGTCTGTTATGGTTAGGTCGTTCTTTTTTATCAGGTCAAACAAAGGTTCAATAAATACGTCATTGAACTCAGTTATTTGAGCCGTAGTTACACCGTGCTTTAATGTCTCCCTATTATAGAAGTCCATATCTTCTGATATTTGTTCAAACGTAAAATCTTCAATTGCCTTCTGTACTTTTAATGCGCTCAAGAAACGATCTTGGAAATCAAAACGTCGCCTTTCAAGGAAAGTAGATGAAGCCATAAAGAATGAATCTGCTTCGTTTAATACCTCGCGTTGCGCTGGTGGGTACTTGTTGATGACTTCTTCCAGAGTAAGCCCTAAAGACTCAATGCGGTTCGCTACGCCCTTACGGTTTTTAGCTGTGTACTCAATAGGTTTGCCATCGGTGAACATCTCACCATCGACTCGTCTATCAACGACTATATCCCACCCGCCTTTCCGGTTCTTAGCAACCAGCATTCGCTTGCCATCCGCGTCTACGCCATAAATGGTCACATCAGCAGTTCCGTCACCTTCATTAGTTTTCGGAATCTTCGCCTGGACGTCCTTATCGTTCGTAGTGAACCCAAGCGTATTGCTGGTCTTACTCTTCACGCTTTTATCTGGGCGCTTAGACATATCTATCATTGAAGGGTTAGGACGTACACTGTCCTTGTCCTTCTTCATATTGAAGCCCTTAGAACCAGAAAGCCCATCAGAAGATGGGCTTTTTGTTTCATTGGTCTTGGCTGTAAAGCCTTCTCGTCGTTCGGCTCGTCGCCCGTCAATGAATGCTTCACCCATATCGTAGACGCGTTTGCGTAAGTCTGAAAAGCTAATCTCTTTAACGAAGCCTATCTTGCGAAGCATATCGCGTATGTAGGTGACGATCTTGTTCCAGTATTTATCTGGTTTAGACATCTTCTTCTCGGCCACCTTGGCCAGTAGTTCTTCGGCTTGAACCTCAAGCGTTTCTTTCTTGTACTTGTCTTGAACATCTGCCCACATCTTTTTAAGGGTAGTGCTATTCGCAGCGTTCTCTTTGATTACGTCGATGAGTCCAGTGACATCTTCCGCTTTAAAAAGGCCCAAGCCTTTGTGTACCAAAAGTTCGTGTTGGATGGCGGCATCAATGTCTTGTAGTGAGTCGAGATTTTCAAGGATGAGTACGACGGCGTTCTGATCTGGGTAGAACCCTGCCACAATATCACCATCTCGCTTTCGGGAATCGGGACCAAAGGCACTTTCTTGCGTAGCACGTACCCACACTTGGACATCATCGGCTCCCTTATACTTTCCCAAAAAGACATTTACGCGGCTTCTGGCTTGATCCTCACTAACCCCTCTAGGCTTAGCACCTTTGGAAAGTATAGCAGACTTGCTGAAGAACGGGCCTTTGGTATTTAGTTTAGTTCTATCACCAGTGCCTACCAACGAGCGGCCATTTACCACCCAGTCTTGGATTATGATATTTATCTGTTCTCGGTTAAGAAACCTATTGACGTTTTCTGCTGCGGCTTCATTATCAGTTTTAATGATAACTCCGTTCGCATTAGTTTCACTTATTGCAGCTAGTATTCGTGTTACTTGCCCATCTTTTCTCAGGGTCAACATTTCACTGGACGACATTGTTATCGACCCAATAATGTTGTTTTTTGACATTAGTATTATTGCGTTAGAAGACTCAATGTTCTTAGCCGCAGCCATTACTTGTTGGTCATTTTTAACTACTGGCGCGTCCTTCATTCTGCGCTTTCGTAGTATTCGCTCAGTTACTTTTAAAGATCGGGTACGGGCCAGCGGAGTAATGTCGCCTTCCAATCTTTGCTGTCTATTTACACCAACTATTTTGACGTAGCCTAATTTCTTAGACCCTGGTGCTACAACGATATGCCCTTGTGGGACAATACCTGTTCCGTCTAGCGTGTCCTCAAGAGTTTGTTGAGATAAAGCATCAGCCGTTGATGGGCCGTATTCACCAGATGGGTGGTTGTGCGCAAACCATACCTTTTTAGCGCCTTTTGTTGCAGCTACTGCCCCCACCAACTCGACGTTATAAATCATAACCTCTGCGTTACCACCTTTACTATGGCGAATAACATTAAGGATTTTGCCTTTCTCGTCTGTTACCACGGCCATTAAGGTTTCTTGGGCTTGTTTGCGAATGGAGGCAACAACGTGGGCGGCATCATTAGGGTTAGTAATCGTGTCTAACCCAACAGCAATCTGGCCAGATTCTACCTGCTCATATCGGATTCGGAAGTTATCTTGAATCTGCTGAAGCTTTGCTTTTTTAGGTATGTTTTTAGGAGTAAACAAACCACCGAACAGTGACTTCTGACCCCCATCTTCGGGCGCACTATCTTCGCTATCTATGAACGCATCATCTTCTCGTAAGGTGTCTTGGCCTGTACCATTAGAGTCAGCCGCAAACATATCGTCTTGGCCGTTAGCCGCCGCTATATCTGCTGGTGCGTCACTGCCAGTTAACATAAAGCCGCTAAGCTCTGCGTCAGCTTTAGCTCTACTTGATATAGCCTTGGTCTTAGCAGCCGCCTCAGTGGCGGCAGTAGCAGCCAACTCTGTGCTGGCTGCTAAGGACTGTTCGGTCTGTGCTTCAAGGCCAAAAGACTCTTCAGTTTGTGCTTTAAGGTTAGCCTTGTTGTTCGCTACTTCTTCAATAAAAGAGTCTGTCGGTGATAAAAAGTCGCCTCTGTACCTTAGCTTCTTATCAGATAAAAGCTTTACTTGAACCCAAACCTTCTCACTCTCAGTGTATTCTTCAATACCAAGTTCTTGGTAACTAGGACTATTAGCGCTGATTAACTCAAAATCTGGACCTTGCGATGACGCACCCATGTATCCGGCTTTAGTGATAAGCTCGTCCATACGCGCAGCGCTAGGCTCTGGGAAATTACCTCTTTTCAGAAAGAACTTTGCTTGTGGCGCTTTCATTCTACTCATTAGGCCCATGCGGACTGTTTGCAATAAGTCTACTGACGTTTCTTCGGTCTGTGTTTCAGTGTCTACGGATTCCAGTGCTTTGCTGTCTTTCTCGGCTTGGACAATTCGTTTATCTTCACCTGCTACCATAGCCTCATAGTTTGTTTGAATCTGTTCTTGAGTCAAACTAGGATCGTCAAGACGACTAAAATGTGAGTATGATTCAGTCGCTTTCTTGCTGGCTTTTATCCGCTCGTCTGTCGCCCTCGCACTGGCTTGCATCGAGCTTTCCCCTTCGTACTGAGACTTCTCAGAAGTTCGTGGGATATTTAAAGCACCTGTAGCTGTCGCCCAACCGTACAAGTTATCAGCGTTTTTCATAACACTCTCAAGAGAGTATAACTCGCCTTTCATCTTGGTCGCATTAGCCCATCGCAAAAGGTCACTTTTGGATATTGTAGTTGTTGAGATACGATCTTGCCATGTGGGGTCATCACTTACCGCGTCCACAAACGCTTGAAAGCTTTCAAACTGAGCCATAGCTTCCGCGCCTTCTCTGGCGTCTACTATGCGCTTGATCTTGCTTTGTTTAGTTCCAGTCTTTAATAGACCTGTTTTCTTTAAAGTCGTTGCGAAGTCTTTCGTAGACATTGCGGATAGCTTAGTTTCAATCCGACTTCTCTCAGTCGGAAGCATGGTCCCATCTAGTGGTACTGTTTCTCCGGCATTGGTCCCAGACAATCCAGCACTATCGCTTCCTCCCCCGCTTCCCGCTTCGCTGTTTGCAATGGGGTCTCCAGATGTAGCACTAGGGCTGAGTAATACTCCCACCTCATTTGTGCCATCCTGCGTTCCATTATCGCCCGATCCAGTTCGGTCATTTGTATTTTGTCCTGCCAATCCTTGAGTTCCTGCGACCTGTTGAACATCTCGTTCTGGTCGTATGTCTCCCACCCTGGCGGTTTGGTTTGATGTGCCACTGCTATCTCCTAACTCAATACCTCCCATAGACATCTGTAGCTGGAGAACAGCGTCAGATTCTTTGGGGTAGTTGGTTAGGATAGAGTCAATATCACTTTCTGGCAAGCCAAGATTGCGAGCCTCTTCTAGCGCAGACGTAATGGTTTGATCTTGAGATATAACTGGGTCTTGTGCTTCGGGTACAACTCCACCTTGAGCAACAAAGTCTTCTGTTCTCCCCTCTTCTCGTCTTTCATTAAGCTCAGTATTTGCTGTGGATACTACATCACCGCCACGCAGCGCCTCTTGTAAAAGGTTTGAAAACTCGTTTACGTCTGAGTTAGGTTCTATATAACCATACTGAGACATAAGCGTGTTCATGTCATCTAGTGACGTGCCTCCAGTTAATCTGAAGACAGGGTTTAATCCACCTCTGAGCATACGGAAATCTGCTGGATCAACACCGTCAGCGCTTTCCCGCGCAATACCACCACTTTTAGCTATAGCGGTTAAGAAGTCATCTTTGGCGGGGTTAACTACTTTACGCTGAGCTATTTGCTCTGCTTTCTTCTCAGCTTTTTCAGTATTAGATAAAAGCTTATTCTTAACTGGGGCGGCGGGTTCGGATGAAGATAGTGCCAAACTTGGCACTTGCATTTCTACACGCTGGGCAACACCATCAGAATCTCTTTGTATCCCCGTTACGCTTTGCATACCACTGGCCAAGGGAGCGATACTCGCTTCATAAGCAGCTATGTCTTTGTCTATACCAGCTTGGTCCTCAACAGAGTCTAAGTCCATTTGCGCCATATCATCGGCGGTAATGGTAAGCGCATCCGCGTCAAGCGGGGGTGCGTCATCAGTAATAGAAAAAGGATTTAACTCTACTTGAGGGGTAGTCTCGTCAACAACCACTTCGTCTGTAGTAGTTACGTCAAATGGAGGGGGAACGCTAATACCTAATGGCTTGTCTAGGTCAGCCATTATCTTTGCCAAGTCGTCATCAAGCTCTGCGCGTTGCGCATTAATATCGACTTCTACTTGGGCAATGTCTGGCGCTTCACTGGTGGGTTGGTCGGGGGTTGTTACTTCTGGGGCCGTGCCTTCTTTGTAAACAACTGTGCCATTGCCTGTTACGGCGATAACATTGGGGTCGTTAAATGCTGGATTACGCGTATCTGCGGCGCTGCCAGATCCATCGCTGTTCTTCTTAGGACCGCTATCTCGCCCACCGTTAAGAGCAATTTCACCAGGGAGGACCGCCGACGCAATGGCCGTGCCTGTAACTGTTCCAGATAGGGCACCAAACAGCGCTTTCTCACCAGCAACATCTGGCTCAAACGCTACGTTAGTACCCACAGTCTCAGCGGCGTACTCTCCAACTTCGTCAATTGCCTCAGTTCCACCTTCTGTTAGACCACGCTTGAGCAGCGCCCCTGGCACTTCGGCAATACTCTTAGCAGGTGTATTGAGACCTAATACCTTTGACCCACCAAAACGTTCTAATACTGCTGAACCTACTGCCGATGGAAGAACCTCAATAAAGTCTTGGAACGTAGCGTTTTCTTTACCTTTGTTCTCAGCTCGGTTTTGGCCTATCTGTCCATCTCTAGCGGCTATGTACGCTGGCATTGCGAGTAGCGCTGCTGCCGTATGAGGGAGTGATACTAAACCAGTTTTCAAAGCCCAAGGAAGCGCATTAGTTAATGGCTCGTTTTTCACATCTTCTATCGTTGTACTTTCTTTATACCCAAAGTCTGCCCCTTCCATAGTTCTTGCCAATGGAAGTAAAAAAGATGGCTGTGCAATATCTTCTTTAGTTGATGGGCGCCAAGATATGCCGTCACTATCAATGTCGATTACACCTAGAGGTATGCGCTCTTCTAACCAATCACCTAACTCATCGGCTGACTGCCCAATAAAGCGAACAAGACCGCCACCAAGATCAGACGCACTTTCCGCCATACCTCGGTTTACTTCACCGAAGAAGGTGTCTGGGTCTCGAAGTAAGAAGTCAGTAACAGGCGAGTTAGGGCTATCGTTTTCTTGCTCAACAGGCGCTTCGGCTTGTGGCTGTGCCACCGGAGCTAACACTTCCGGTTTTGGTTGATCTATGGGTTTAGCATTCGCAGCGATGAAAGCGTCAGTGCCTGGAATGAACTCAGCGTATGGATTATCAGTCATGCTGTTGTTGGCATTAACACTTTCGTCGTCGGAGAGGTACGCGTTATTAGGGATGAGATCAGCGAATAGGTTATCAGTCATGCTGCTGCCTTTTATTGAGGGCCAGAAACGAAAAAGCCCGACACTTGGTCGGGCATACTTTGGTGGGTTTATTTACTAGAGTTATCGCTAAAACAAGCTAACATCAATACCAGATTCTTTTAGCCGTTCCATTACGGCATCCCTATCTGCACCAAGTCTTATGGCCTCTCTGGCGTCAAAGTATGCACGTTCACGCGCAATCGCTTTAGTCCTCGCTAGATTATCAACGACATTCTCGTCAGCACCGAACCAACTATCATCACTTTCATTAGACTCAGTTTTGGCTGCACGATAGTCAACGTCCATTACTACGACGTTTTTCTCATTAAACGGTTTAACAAATATAGTATTTACTATAGATGATATGTCTGCCATATTTCCAGTTTTGTTAAACTGAGCCATAGCGTCATTTATCCATTTCTTGACTACGACACCATCAGCATCAGTTAGTCCTTCTTTAATACCGTACTTGTTTGAGCTGCCACCAATAAGGAACTTCGCCTGCGAAGTGAAATAGGCTCTCGCTTGCTTAGATGTTGTAGCCTTTGAACCCGTTTGGATTCCAGCCACTTCCATTGCGTCTGCGTGGGCTTGTGCGGCTACTGTCTCAGCTACACCTGTCGCTGTTGCGGCATTAGTGACTACGTTGTCGTTCTGCAATGCAGCTACATCCGCAGCTACACCTGTTGCTGTTGCGGCATTAGTGACTACGTTGTCGTTCTGCAATGCAGCTACATCCGCAGCTACACCTGTTGCTGTTTCGTTGTTCACAACACCCCTGCCGTTTGCAACAGTGGCAGCAGTAGCAGCTATATAACCTGCATTGTTCTGACCTGCGAGTGTGGCGGCTCTGGTTAAGTCGTTTTGTTGACCATCGAATACCCGTCGCTCTCTTGCAGCAGTCACTGCATTGTCGTTTGCTGTCTTAGCAACTTGTTTAGCTTGTGCGTTAGCGCTTTCTTGCAGAGCCATAACCCGCTTTGCTTTAGCCTCTTCACGAAGACGATCGCCTATACCTTTAGCAGCATTGCCTGCTCCACCCAATAGTCCTGCACCTAATAATCCTGCAAAGCTCATGCTATTGCCTCCTGCTGTGGCTGTTCGGTAGCCTGTGGTTGGCCTGTTGGCTGTTGTTCTTTAGCTTGCTGTAGAGACCTAAGCTTCTTCATTAACGCTGCGTAAGTTGTTCGGTCCTCATCGCTTAGTGCTTCTTTTTGAAGCTCATCATCCGCTTTGGCGATTGCCGCAAAGAACGACTCTTCAACCATTCGTGGGTCTTTGTCCATTACACCCGCATTTATAGCTAGTTCGCCAAGGGCTTTAGATAACTCGACCATCGCCATAAGCATCATGCCAGGCTCTATTCGTTTACCCGACATCTTCAGGCTGTTGATAGACATCACCATGATTCTTGCAAGTAACACTGCTGACTCTTGCTGTCCGCCGGTACGCATTGTGTCTAAGATTGAATCCTTAGAATCGTACAGAAGGTTCAGCATTTGACCAGAGATGATTTTATAGCCTTCGTCATTGTCAGCTCCAGACTCTTCTGGCTGTTGAGCGTTTTGGATGAGACCTTGTTGCTCTGGCTGTTGACCGTTTTGAGGTGGAGCCGACTGCTGTGGCTGCTGCATGTTAGGTGTTGGCATGATCTGTTCCTAAAACTTGTAGTTATTGAAGAGTTCTAAATAGCTGTCTAAAGAGCTGTACTCAACGGTATTACCGTCATTTACAGTGGTGTCACCTGAACCATCGGTTCCATCGTCAACTCCAGTACCGTCGCCAGTGCCAGTGTCCACTACCTCATTATTACTACCACCGCCGCCGCCGCCTGCGGCAGTGCCAGCGCCAGTGCCAGCTTTTAAGTTATTTGTAGCGACTGTGTTGGCTGTCTTGATCGAAAAGTCTAGCTTCTCTTGCAACGTCATCTTGTCGTTATACATATACTCATTCAGCAATCCAAATCCTGGAATGAATAAACCAAACACACCTTGGAGTATCCTATCGGCGTTGCTAGGGTTTTCTTTGCTGTTAAAGATTGCCTGAGCTTCAGGCGTCATAGATGACCAAAAGGCTTCTGCTTCTGAGTTGCTTGCAAATCCAAGGTTATCTCTAAACTTAGATATATCAAGAGTGGTTGATTCCGCAGAATCAATATCTCCTGTATTAGCTGAGGTATTAGCACCTGTATTAGCTGAGGTATTAACCTTTGCAAACTCATTGCTATCACCGAACCTATCAGCCTCAGTGAAACTATCAACTTGGTCTGACGCGCCACCATCTTGTGAGAACTTTAGCAGTCCTGAACCACCCTCATAGTTGTGTCCATCAGCGCCGTTTATGGCCTGTCTCCATGCACCAGAGAACGTTGTATCTAATCCAGTTGTATCACTCACTTGGCTAGAAAGATCGCCTAGCGGGTCTGTACTTCCCCCCGCTGCCAGATCTTGCATAGCCGTGTTATCTTGGCTATTCACTACTCCGCCGATCGCGTTGCCGTACTTGTCTGTGATGTTGGACTTACCGCTCGGTGTTTGATTAGAGGTGGTTAGTTCCTCTGCACTCTGAGGGGCAGCAACATTACTCTCAGCCACCGAGATTGGGTTGTAGTTGGCGTTTAAGGGATCAGAGGTGGCATCGGGCATGTTTGAACTGATTAGGCCAGACGTGTTTGCTAGGTCATCGCCTTTGGTTCTGTCATCGTTTCTTGCGCCAAGCTTAGCCGCAGATGCTGCGTTTCCTAACTTAATACGAAGCTTTTCAGCCGCCTCAGCCGCTCCTTTAGCAATTCTCCTAGCCTCAACTCTGTCCGCAGCAGCAGCAGCCGCAGCAGCAGCAGCCGCAGCAGCAGCCTCAGCCTGAGCAGCTTTGAATTGTGATTCAAGGTCAGCTAGTGCTTCAGCAGCCGCTTTATCAGCCGCCGCTTGAGCATCCGCAGCAGCAGCAGCTATTTCAGCCGCAGTGAGACCAGTACCCGTGCCTGGTGGTGGAGTATTAGGAAGAGTAGCAGCTTTAGAAGCAGCTTCAGCCTGAGTTATACGTCGTTTAGCAGCAGCTTCGTTATCCGAACGAAGCTTAGAAGCAGCAGCCTTCTTGGCAGCATCTTCAGCCTGAGTTATACGTCGTTTAGCAGCAGCTTCGTTATCCGAACGAAGCTTAGAAGCAGAAGCCTTCTTGGCAGCATCTTCAGCCTGAGTTATACGTCGTTTAGCCGCAGCCGTCCTATTAGCAGCAGAGCTATCGCCACTTTTACTGCTATCAACGCCATTGTAGCCACCGCTGCTATCTACCGCAGCCTTCATTTGTGCTTGAGTAGCGCCGGAGGCATGCATCGCCCGCATTTGTGCTTGAGTAGCCATATCGTTTTCCTAGTTAGCTTTTGAAAGCAATCCGTTAGTAAGTAGACCGCCATCAGCCGTTAGGTTGCCGGTATAGTTTTCAATGCCAGCGTAGTTAACTTTGGTACGGTCATCTTCACGACGCTGTTTCATTTCAGCTATTTTCATGTCCGCCTCACGTTGGTCTGACGCCGCTTGGTTTTTGAGCATCTGCACCGCAGCGCCACTAACGAAGTCAGCGGCGGCTTCGTTTTTACCTAACCAGTCAAACGCATTACCTATGGCTTCTGTACCGTAGTCCCAAATATCTTTCCAACTCATATCATCACCCTGTTATGTTTTACTTTTAAACTCATCACTATTTTGCAAAATAGTCATTAGTTCTGCGTCTGTCATACCAGTGGCCAATCGAGGGCCGTAATAATTAAGACCATCCTGACCTACGGGCCTACCTAGTACACGCTGGTAAAGATTGTTAATTCTAGTTTTGTTATCCAATACTCCAGCGGATGGAAGTTTCGCCCAGTCCTTCGCCCAAGTTGCCGAAGATGAATACAGCGCCTTCTGTGCGGTAAGGTGTGAGGTCAAAAGCGTCGCTTGGTCTTTCAGCATTAACGCCTTATCATCGGCGCTAATCCCTTCTTTCACCTGAAGCTCGCCAACAGTTATCTGCGACTGGCGAACAAGCTCACTCACTGACTGCAAGTATGCCCCTCGCGTATTGGCGTAGACCTGTGCATCAAGCTTTCCAACGTCGAGGTCTGCATTCAACTTAGTCAGTTCAATACTGTTGGTTTGACCCAGTTTGGTCAGCTCAATCTGCAACTTATTCTGTAGCGTTACGTTCGCTGTTTGGTACGCATCTAGATTCTTCGCTGTTGCTACGCTGTTCTTGTGCTGATTTGCCAACATAGTGGTCTGCTGTGAGCGGTTTAACGCAGCTTCACCAGATGCGAAGGTTTGCTGACCTGACTGAAGCGCAGTCTGCTGTGATCGACCAAGGGCCGACTCGCTAACCTGTTGCGCTCTACCAAGGGCCGACTCGCTAACCTGTTGCGCTCTACCTAACGCAGTTTCACCAGAGGCAAAACCTTGTTGAGCTGTCTGAAGTGCAGTCTGCTGTGTGCGGTTTAGGGCTGCCTCACCAGTGTTAAAGTCTTGAGCGCTCTTTTGCAACGCTAGTTGACTCTTCAGGTTAGTGCCGATCAGGCCGTTCCCTGAGTAATCACCTGTACCCGTTTGCTGTTGATAGTTCTGATTAGACAGTTGGAACTGATTTCCAAACTGCTGCTGGTTCATCGCAGTATCAGTGCCGTACTTATTAGCAGCGGCTGCGAATTGATTCTGCGCACTTTGGTTAGTCAAACCTTGTTTGTTAAATGTTGATGCGTCCTGCTGAGCCATAGGCATCGCTGTTGTTAATACAGCCTCTTCACCTGCCTGTACGCCCATTGAACTGTTTAACAGTCCACGAGAGTTTGCCGCTTGGGCTGCTCTCGTCTTGGCGCGTTGCAATAAGGGTGAGTTTGAGGCGAGGATCTTGTCCATTTGGCCGGATACAGTTTCATTCGCCGACACTTGTCGCGTAGTCGGACCTTTCAGCGTTGGCGCATTGACCTGCGTCAACGGTGCGTTATTAGTGGGATTTTGAAAACCAAGGGCCATAATGGCTCTCCTATTTGTCGCTGATGTTCAGCATGTTTTAAATGGCCCACACTCAAATCGACCATAAGGCCAAGCATTTAGAGGTGGGGTGTTAATTTGGTGTTAAGTAAGGTTACTTTAAACTACGTTATGTTTTATCGAGACAGCCCTCTAACCTTCTCTACTGTACGTAGGCCAGCCAGTCCTAACATCGCAAGGGTCAACTCCATCATTGCTTCTAGGGGTAGTTCAGGCGAACCAAGTTCTGGTGCAAGCCATTGGAGAATAGGGTTGATCACAAATGCAAATAGGAACCCGAATCCACATACCCACATAAGGAACGGTCTGGCCCCTGCTACGAATGTTGATCTATGGCCTGCTTGAACCTTGCTGATCTCAGCTTGCAGTAAAGCGGGCTGCATAGCCAAACGCTGCTTAATGATAGCCGCTTGCTCACGTTCATGATCACTGGTAAATATCTGATCTATGATATTGCCCACAGCAACAATAGGTTCTACTACGCTGCCGCCACCTATTAAACTTGAAAGCCAGCCCATATCAATACTTTCCTGATCTGATAATGTCCGTGACCGTGATAGCCCTTTGGCCTACTTGGTTAGCCCACCGACTATCAAGGAACTCTATCGCTGCTGTTTTGTAATCACCCTTAGCCATTCCTGCCAGTGCTTTCTTAAACTTCTTGAAGCGAGGCAAACCCATGTTAAAACACATATCCATAATGGCATCTTTGCGAGCAGTGCCTAGCGTCCTATACCAGTTAAACGCGGCTAGAAGCTCTGCCTCAACACGCTCAATATCACTGGCTAGTAAGTAATTAATCTCATCTGTAGACAAGCCTGGGCCTGATCCAGCCTCTATATTTCGGCCAACGCCAATGGTGGTTTTGCCAGATGTACACTTATAAGCGTGAGTCTCTACACCTTCATGCGCTCTTAGAATCTCGATGATCTTGCTCATGCTGCCTCATCGTATAACTGAGTTATACCTACTCTGAATCGTTGGATTTCTCCCCACACTGGGTCGTAGATCACGGCAGACATTGAACGTCCTGAACCGTAACCCGCTTGGTGGTGGTATTCGTCAACGGCTGCGAGAGTATTCCAGCTTTCAAATGTCATTGCCCCACCAGTTTCTAACATTTGTTTGTGGTGTATGTGACCGAGGTGGCAGTATCGTTGTGTGGTGTCACCCCAGAGCTTGGGAAAGTTTCGTGTAAAGTATTCATAAATGCGCTGATGTTTAATGCCCTTGTCTCCGTGGTGACTTGTCAGAAGTACGCGGTGGTATTGGTAGTGCATGAATTTGGACGTATTATTTAAAACGCACACTCTGGGCTGGTCTTCATAAAAGACGGATAACATAGAGTTTACGACCATGCTTAGGTCTTCATCGTGATTGCCACGGGTGTTTAAGAGGGTTACGGTTTGATTTAGCTCCAAGGCCCAATCAACGGCTTGTCGATAGATTCTAACGGCTGACTCTACCGAGTCAATCCAATGCCCTGAGCTATCGAGGCTCGTCCCTGCGGCAGTGATATTGGGGGTATTGCAATGTAAAAAGTCACCCACGTTTAAAAGCAAAAACTCAGTGCCTTTACCGCAGTTAGTTATGAGTTGCTTAATGGCCTGCAACGTCACCTTTTCTGCAATGGATAAATCCCAATCGCCTCCACCGTAATTGCGCTTAACCAACATTCCTATATGAGCATCACCGATGATTACGGTAGCTAGGCGCTCTTTAACGCCCTTGTCAGGCTTTAATGATAGCGGCTTATACTTCTTTAACTCTTGGCTTAAACCGTCTGCCACGCCCTGCAAGTCAGCCACGAGGCTCTCCGTTCTGAGTGAACTCTTCACCCACTGCCGCAGTGGTTCTCCTGTCTGTAAATCGTAATAAGTGGATATGCCTTTAGCAACGTGTGTACTAGGTACGCTTTTAGTCATATCATTGGAAGGACTCCATCCACGCCTAGAAGCCTGCTCTTTTGCGCGCTTCAATGTGCGCTCTAAGCCACGGTGATTAATACCTAATGCTGTAGCTGCTTTCGCTTGAGAGCCATGCTTTATAACAGCGTCAATAATCTGACCCTGACGTTCTGTTGCGAACTGCTTCAAACTCTCTAAATCCATGACTAGCTCCTTAACATAAAGGCCGCAGCAGAGACTAAGACTGCAATCAGAATACGAACAAACCACTCGTTAGTACCGCTAGTCTTACCTATAGTGGCAAGTTTAATGGCGTGATTATCAATGGTTTCACTATGGCGATTAAGACGGTTATCTTGAGTTACATTATGTCCCACAAGCCCGTCCAGTTTCGTATCATGCTCAATCAGCTTAATCATTGCCTCAGCTAGTTTGTCGATCTTGGCTTCTAATCTGTCGAAACGTGCGCTGTTTTCCATGCTATTGTTCTCTGGCTAGGCTTTGAGGTACTGGGTTAATGCAATAATGCCGAAACCGACAATGATGATTACAGTCATGTGCTTTTCAACTAGCTGCTTAATACCTTTAGCCTCTTGAACGACAACTGGGGCTGGTTCGGCTTTAGTAGTTTTAGCTTTGGTTTTAGCTTTGGTTTTAGCTTTGGTTTTAGCTTTGGTTTTAGCTTTAGGCGCTACTACTGCTTCAACTTTAGGAGTCGCCTTAATCGCTGCTACAGGCTTATGAACTACGCTAGACGGACTATCAGCCGCATGGTTAATAGCTTCCTGACTACGTTGGATCTCTTCACCAATCTCACTGATCTCTTTCCAGATCATCTGTGAGCTATTACGCACACGATCTACATAGATCTCTGCATCTTCATCAGGCAAGGCTCTGCTGAGGTAAGATGTGTAGTACATCTGTAATTCTTGCTTGATATGGAAATCCTCATACCATGCCTTTGGGCCTGTTTTCTTATCTTCACTCATGTTGATTGTTCTCCAGTCTAAGGTGCGTCAGGCCAAGTGATTGTGGTAGGGAAGTCTGCTTGTGCAGGTACATCACGAAGTGCTTGGCGGTAAGCGGTCATGGCAGATGTCATCACTAGATCTGATGTACCTGTCCAATCTGTGCCAGCGAGAAGTGCATCACGTTCAGAACGTACACTAGCCGCATTAGCATCCTCTAATAAGGAAGCAGTTAACGCATCATCAGCGGCTTTAATTATTTCCCAGCCATCTATTAAGCTAAATGTAACGCCATCACTTTTATACAGTTTTTGACCTTCAACGAAATCAAACTCATCAACAGTAATTGAATCGCCTTTTTGCGCCTCTTCCATCACTGGGTTTGAAAAGACGCTAGTGCCTATAAAACTCCCATCTGACGTATTGTAGCCGTGCAATAACATTAGACATCTTCCTCGAAAATTGTATATGACATTACTGTCGTAGAACCTGTTGCGACAACTGTCTCACCAGCCACTAACACATGGTCTTCTTTCATATAAATGAACTTACTTACCATGTCAGCCCCGCTATACGATGCTCGGACAAACCCTGTGACTGGCAGGCCAAGAGTGCTGGTGTTGCCATTGCCCATTCCCTGCCTCTCACCATATACAGCATTAGGGTTTCCTAGTAGGTTTACTACCTTGTAGTTTCCAATCTCTAATGTAGCGCTAACAGGAAAAAAGTTAATAGCCGCCACCCTAACTTTTGCTATTTTACCCGAAGGAACCGTATAGGCTGTCGATGTTCCTGTTACTTTTACTGAACTAATTACTAATGCCATGTTAAATTCCTCCAAATAATACTTTATCAAATAGTGGGGTGAACCCCGGTAAGTTAGTTAATGACGCTCCACTTATTGCTGGTAATGCGCCTGTGATTGAACTGGCTGCAATGCCTAGTGCTTCAATATCTGCCTTGGTTTGGTCTGCTGTAGCTGAAGTCTCTATGCCATCTAATTTAGTACCATCCGTAGCTACATCACGCCCATCAAAGGTAGAGTTAGTGGTAATAGCACCCGTCATTGCTCCACCAGCCTTTGGGAGTGCTGCACCTGCTGTGGTAGTAGTGGAGCTTAAGATACCATCCCTAGTAGCTATATCTACACCATCAAAGGTGCTGTTGGTTGTAATTGCACCCGTCATTGCTCCACCCGACTTAGGTAGTGCTGTTGCAACATCCGTAGCAGTAGCTAATGCAAAACCACCAGCAGTAGAACCATCATGGACTACCAGAGTGTCTTTGGTCGTGTCAACAGTAACCTCTCGTAATGCACCTGTGAATGTAGAATGCTCGGAAGTCGTGCCGCCTCGTAGTCGTAGTAATTTACTCATGTTTATAGACCTCCAAAGTCAATCTGTAAGTTTGAACCAGATACGGTTCCAATATTCGTCATGTTGTTGTTTTGCCCATCTAACGCACCACCTAGTTGGGGCGTGGTGTCAGACACGACAGAAGTTATTCCTGAGACAATCCCAGACCAAGTAGAACCTGTGTAATACTTTAGGATGCTCGCAGTAGTGTCGAGCCATAAGTCCCCAGCGCTAGGGCCAGCAGGAGCGGTTGCCGCAATCTTGTACTCATTGGCGTATCGGTTAACATCAGCTATTGAACTAGCCACAGTGTTAACATTGGTGATTGAGCCTGCTGCCAGGTTAATGTTAGTTTCATTAGCCACTACAGAGCTTATGTTTGCAGAGTTTGCAGCAGCAGCGTCTAAGTTATCAATACCAGCAGCAACTATGTTGATGTTAGTTGAGTTAGTGTTAACGGCATTAATATTAGTTGAGTTGCCTGCAACGGCATTAACATTAGCGATTGACCCCCCAACCGAATTAACATTGGCAATTGCAGCACCAACAATAGAAATTGAGTTGCCTGACCCTGTAGTAACTGCTGTAGCTATAGAACCCAAGTCCTCAGAGTAGACGAGTTCACCACCAACAATGTTAATGAAAGCTTGGTCTCCTGCACTAGGCGCCACTGCCACCCACGCGGAGCCATCATAAGCTTTCATAGCACTAGCAACAGTATCCCAATACATAGCACCTGTAAGGAGCGCGTCTCCATCGTTGTCTACTGAGGGCGCTGAAGACTTTGAGCCGAGCATACGATCATCAAAGTTATCATACGAAGTAGCAGCATTCGTTTCGCTTGTCGCTGCATTCGTTTCGCTTGTCGCCGCATTAGAGGCGCTTGTAGATGCTTCACTTGCTTTGGTTGTTGCTATGCCTGCTTGAGTAGTCGCTGTCGTAGCGTTAGCGTCTGCGCCTTGGATTGCGGCGATGTTGGTTGCGTTAGTCGATATATCTGAGGCGATGCCTGCTGCCGTAGTAATGTTGGCTGAAATACCAGCAGCAATGTTTATGTTTGAAGTATTACCTGCAACGGTTGTGATGTTGGCTGAGATGCCTGCGGCAGAAGTAACATCTGCTGAGATACCTGCAACGGTTGTCACGTTCGCATTGTTACCTGCAACGGTTGTGATGTTTGAAGTATTGCCTGCAACGATCGTTACGTTGGCGTCATTGTTTGCAACGGTTGTGACGTTGGTATCAATAACTCCTACTTTGTTAACGTTGGTGATGTTGGTGGCAACAGTGTTTACATTAGCAATATTGACTGCTGTAGTGTCTACGTTAGCTATGGATGCGCCAACTACTTCTATCTCACTGCTGACTTCTTGTAGGTCTGCTGCAACTGTTTCTATCTCAGAGATAGCTTCTAAGAGATCGTCTGCAACTTTTACCACTTTGACAATGTTGGTTGCTACCGTGTTAACGGAGGCAATGTTATCTGCTGTGGTGTTGATGTCAGCGATGTTTGTGCTAACAGTTTGAACTGTGCCTGTAGTGGCCCAATGCTTTGAGGAATAGCTTGTGCCTGTAACTGCGCCTGTGGTTTTCTCTGCCCAGTCTTCGGATAAGGCTTGTGCTGTCTGCGCTGCGGTCTTTGCAGTCTCAACGTCCACAACATTAATCGCCATCGACATCTTAACAGCGGTAACGTCTGTCGCTAATACGCCAGAGGTGTGATCTACAACGACTGCGTAAAGGTTCTTAGTGCTACTGTCACGAACTATATCGTTCTTTATATAAGCTGTTGATGTTGCCCAATCACCTTTCCATTGGAAGGCTGAACCAATAAGAACTAAGTTACCACTGGCATCAAAGCCAATCTCTTTACTAGCACGGTTAGGACCAGACTCAGAAATAAGCTGGTCGCCTGCTGTACCCACTGGAAGTTTAATCGTCCGGTTGGTGATCGCCTCAACGTTATCAAAGCCAGTCTCTGCTGCCCCTGCTCTGTTGTTAATATCTTCTGCACGGGCAGTTGTACCGGCGATGAGATTTGAGGGTTTGGTGTAAGTATTACTCATCTATTTAAGCCTCGTAAGGAGTAGTTCAATTGGACACCCTGCAACGTGAATGAGGGGTCAGTAGCACTCGTATGAACAATCAATAAACTAACATTCATACCACTGCCGTTTAGGTAGGCTTCTGCCGAGGCCACTACAGCACTCGACCAAACAAAGTTATCCCAGTTCGCCACGTCCCAGAATCCACCACCGCCGTAAACTGTGGTTTGTTCACCTGAAGATGAACCGCCAGAGCCGTAGTTATAGTCCGCCAAGTAGTCTAGTGTTGCCTGGCTACCAGCCTCTAATTCTAATGTGGCTTTACGAAAACGCTTCTTTCTATGTGGAGTGTTGAAGTTAGTAAAGGGAAGTCGAAGATATGACTGAATAGCAACGCCATTAAACGACGTGCCACTATCCATCAACATGATGCTGCCATCTGTGCAGCCCATGTACTTTTCAGTGATAAAGCTAGGCGTATGCTCTAGTCTCCACGTACTGAAGCCAACTAATTGCCTGTTAATAATCGTGCCGACTAATACAGCGTTATCGCTAAAGAACAAACGGTATTGGTTCTTATCACGGTTAACTGCTGCGCCAACAATCTCTCTCTTCCTAGCGTCTATGAACGGCTTAACAACCGCAGACACACTGGCAGACTCAAAGTCACCAAAGGCTTGTGTAGCGGTTAGGCTGCTCAGATCATCGCCATTAAAGAAGTAAAGGTCTGAATCCATCTGTCCGTTGGTCCGAGGCTCTGCCCCGATTGCAGGAGAGAACAACTTCAGATCCCAATCGGACGCAGAGGCGCCGTATAGAATAGATATTTGATTGATACCAGTAATCGCTAAGGAGTTACCTTTCATACTGCTAAAGCCGGTCACTTCAGTACCAATACCAATTTCGCCTGCACCAGTCACTAGCGTCCAACTTGTTGGATCGCCTAGCGCACTGTGCTGGATCGAACCGCCAGCGAACGATAAGAACAAATGGTTCTTATGTACACCGATATGCGATGGGGTATCCGTGGTCATGCCGGTTGTGAGTAACGTAAGCGTTGTGCCGTCAAACTTAAACGCCTTACCTAAGCCATCACAGCCGAACATTGTTAATGTGCTTGAGTGGCCAGCGAAGTTATGATTAACAAACTCGTAAGCGCCACCAGCAGCAAGCGCTGGCGTTGTTACAACAACCCATCCAGCGGATGTCGCTTTGTGCATAACGCAGGCTGTTCCACCTGCGTTGTCTCTGAATGCGTACAGAACATTGTTATATTCCCATACGCCTAGAATCGGTCCACTTCCAGTAACAGCTAAGGGCGTTCCACTCGTACGACCATCGTAGATCGTGTAGCCTTCCATGCGGCGGTATCCGCCGTTCATAGCGCACTCATAGTTCTGAGCTAAGATCGCCTTACCTGGGGGGATTTGTAATGAGGGGCTGACGAGGTCTAAACCACCACTTAACGCCCAAGCTTGAGACTGAACTGCCATTTTTATGCCACCGGTCTTTCAGCTAACGTGATTGTAGGTAATTCAGTGACGCCCATAGCAGATAGCCTAATGTTAAGTTGTGCTTGTGCATCCTGATATAACTCAGGCGCGTCTTGCTCAGCAGCCACATAGAGGATAGCTTTGTAGAGAACCGCGTCATGGAACTGCTCCGGCAACAACAACTCATCCGTGTTTGCGGATAACTGCTGTGGTGTCCGGTAATAGTCAAAGCTGATCCCGTACACCGCGTCGGGCAGTGTATTGAATGACAGCTTATTGTCTGGTCTAAGCGTGAAGCTAGTAGGCTTCCCGCTGGAAAATGTAGTACGCGACCAACTCACCCAAGGAACATAGGTTAAGTAACCTGTCTGTCCGTTGTCCGTGATGCGTACAGAACCTGTAACCCATTTGTTTAACGTTGGCGATAGCGCCAAGTTAATGACTGGATCATAGTTTTGCTGGCCATCTACTGTGTCAAAAGATCCAGTCTGCCATAGGAAACTCCAATCATTAAGATTTTGGATTTCAACCCATGCGCGGTTAATCCAATCAACGGATTTCCTGTTAAGGCCCGTTTGGCTAACAACCGAAGTTACGCCCTGATCGCTTAATCCTGTTTCTATTAACAGCTTGTCGCAAAGTGCCAGATAGTTCAAAGCTTAACCCACCAATGAGTAGGTAAAACGTTGTAAGTCACGGGATTCATCGACCCCATTAACTCGCTCAATATGTGTTACGACCGCGTTGTTGATAGCTTCAATCACTTCAGGCGGCAGGGCCACTGGCTTATTACGTTTGATCTGGTAGCCATAACCATTCACAACTACAACGATGTCAAGTTTACCAAGGTCGCCTTCCTGATTATGGAAGATCACTTTTACACGGCTGGGTTTGGTAGCGCTCCGCTTATTAGCGGCTGGCTTTTCGTTAGTAACCTCAACGGTATCTACATCAGTCATTTCTTTACTCCAATAAAAAAAGGCGCCGATTAGGGCGCCCTTTGGGGAAAAACTAACCTAGTGGTTAGTCAGTTACAGCGGACTCAATACGCACCATAAAGGCGTCGTTTAGAATTACTGCGGTCTGCATAGACTTCCAGCTAACATGACCACGTTGGGCCAATGGATCGCTATCGGAAGGCTTAGGGTTAACAACTGCTGGGCTTAGTGAAGCACCACCTTTCAGTGGAACAATGCCGTAAGCGTCACGCGCAACGATCAACGTTGGGTAAACGTCAGCAGAAGTGCCGGCAGCAGAGATCATTGCACCCTTAGTACCACCAGCGTTGGCGAATGAAGCAAAGATCGTGGAGCATACATAACGTACGTCCTCTACCTTACCAATCTCACCTTCAAACGGAGTCATCGTGCCGTACTTCTCAACTGGAACGAATCCAGCGAAACCACGAACGGTAGCGTCCATATCAGGGTGGATTAAACCAACATACGAAGGTGCGACAGCTTCAGTGCCGTAAGATGGAGTGCTTTTCACTACGGAAGTGATGGCACGGCCATTCTGGCGCTTCAGTGTACGAGTTGCCTTACGCTGGGTAGCTAGTGTCATCTCAGTGTTTACAGCGTTACGTGCAGCGCCGTTTGCGTACTGTACGTTAGTACCTGCTTTCAACACGTTGAAACGAATCGTCTCAATGCTTTGTGCAGCTTGCTCGCCCAATACTTCAGCGGCTTCACGCAATACTGGATCTTCGTGAGTGTCGATAATCACGTCACTGATGGTTACTAAGTCACCGTACTGTTGTAGGGTGGCCGTTACATCAACAGCGGCTAGCTGCTTAGCTGTTGGCGTTACGCCTTCAGTCAATGCAGTAGTGGCTAATGCCAAGCTGGAATAGCGACGGAACTTCTGTACTTTTGAAGACTTGTTGGCCAAAGGACGTGCCTGACCGAACTTCTCTAATACTAAGTATGGAATGCCTCGTTTAAGCATTTCTTTAGCAGCAAATGCTGCGGTACGTGGTGAAATATCACCATATTCTGTGTTAGCCATGATGGCCTCCTAATAATTTAACTAGCGATTATCAGCAGCAAACATTTCAAACGCAGTGTCGAAATCATCTGGTGGGATTACTCCAGTGGCCCCTGGCCCTGGCTTAGATCGAACCCCAGCAGCGTCTTCTAATTGCTTAGCTCGCTTTTGCTGAATACTTGTGACGGTTGAAGTTGTTGCAA